CTCCTACGACGCGCAGACCTACCAGTTCAGAATCCAGACCGCGCCGGGCTGGATGCGAGCCAACGCGGGCGACCCTGACGGTTACCTAGTGACGATGAGCCATCTCACCGGCTGGGCTGGCAATCTGGCGCCCGTGCTTGGTCTGGGACAGGCGTATGGCGCACGGCTCAATGCGGCTGGCACCGGTTATTCTCCTGGTGGCCACAACCCCGCCGATGGCGTGGCTGGCCAGATGGCAAGCATCCTCAAGGTGACGCAAAACTGGGCGACGTTCACGCACACCTATGAAGCCGACAACACCACCACGGTCAACACCGGGCGGCAACAGTTTGCTGCCTGGGTCAATTCCACCCAGAACAATTATATGTATGTTTGCTGGGATACCGATGTCGGCCCGACAGCCTCGGCCAGCGATCCAGACAGCCTGGGGCGCATTCTCAACACGTCGCTGTCGTCGGGCACGGCGCCGATCTACTCGCCCAACGTCACCAATGGCCGCAACCTTGCGATGTTCATGATGGGCACCGTCGCGTCGATTGATTTCAACCGGCTAAATGGCCGCAAGACCATCGCGTTCCGGGGCCAGACCGGCATCACGCCCGATGTCATCAGCGGCCTCGTCGCGTCCAACCTGGAAGCGAACTTCTATAATTACTACGGCATCTGGACGACCGCCAACGACCAGTTCCGCTTCATGTATCCCGGCATTGTGTCGGGTCCATACAAGTGGATAGACAGCTACATCAATCAAATCTGGATGAACAACGCCTTCCAGTTGGCGCTGATGGAGCTACTCACCCAGAGCGGCTCGATCCCTTACAACCAGACCGGCTACACGATGATCAAGGCCGCGTGCCAGGACGTGATCAACCGGGCAGTCAATTTCGGTGCGATCCGCCCCGGCGTGACGTTGTCGGAAGCGCAGAAGATCGAAGTCAACAACATGGCGGGCGTCAGGATCGACGGCGTTCTCAATTCGATCGGCTATCACCTCCAGGTGCTGGACGCCAATCCCCAGGTGCGCGCCGCACGCGGCACGCCGCCATGCACGTTCTGGTATATGGACGGAGGATCAATCCAAAGGCTGACCCTCGCGTCAGTGATGGTTCAATAACACCGTTTCGCGAAATCGATAGGAGGTTACAGTGGCAACTATCACTGCCGCGAATGCGGTTTTTATGCTCAGTGTCGAAAGCCTGTTCCCATCGCCGCAGCAGTTGCAGGGCTTCGCCGCCGACGACGTGTTCAGCCACGCCCTGGTGGCGCCGGTCGAGACCCTGATGGGCGTCGATGGGTTCCTCTCCGGTGGCTGGACACCGCAGCCCAAGGTGCAGACGATCGCGCTCCAGGCTGACTCGCCGTCAACCTACATCTTCGACACTTGGTATGCGGCACAGGAACAGGCGCGCGAGGTGTATATCGCGCAAGCCCATATCGCACTCGCCTCGATCCAGCGTTCGTTCTATTGCGTCAAGGGCTTCCTGACCAACTATCCACCGATGGCGGATGCCAGAAAAATCCTGCAACCCAGACGCTTTACCATCACCTGGGAAGCCATCAACGCGGCGCCTGTGTAATGCCGCGCCGTCGCGACAAGGTGGTGATCGAGCGCGAAGGCCGTGACCACGGCAAGATATTCTGGATCACCGAGATGTCCGCGTCCGCTGGCGAACACTGGGCCGGTCGTCTGCTGACCATGCTGGCGGCGGGCAATGCCGATGTGCCGCCGGGATTCTTTCAACTCGGCTTTGAAGGCTGTGCCGCCTGGGTGGCGGTGCATGGCATCGGCGGCATCGACTGGACGGTGGCTTATCCGCTGTTGCAGGAGATGATGGCGTGCGTCACCATTCAGCCCGACGCCTCGCGCAGCGTCACCCGCGAACTCCTGGAGGACGACATCGAGGAGATCGTGACGCGACTGACTCTGCGGGAGGCATGGTTCGACACCCATCTGGGTTTTTCCGTTCGCGCGAGGTATTGGACCTCGACGACGGATACGTCGGAGACGAACAGCCCCAGTGGGCAGAATATCGCAACCTTGGATCGGGCGCGATCGGGGCGATAATTTCAGCCAAGCACGCCACCCTGCATGAACTCGACACCGTCTATGGCGTGGCTGATCTTTACCGGCTGGCCGAGGTGATCCGGGTGGACATCTTCAATCAGAAGCTGGCGCAGCGATGGGCAACACGTAAGGACGGGGGCTGATGGCAGCTAAACCGGACGGTTATGTCGGCTTTCGCGGCAACGCTGGCGATGGCTCCGAGATCAATGCACTGCGCTTCGTCATGCAGAGCGTGCTGTCGGAGGTGGCGACATCGATGGTGGTCAAGGTCGCTGGTGTGCGCAGCAACGGCGAGGTGGCGCCGCCCGGCACGATCGATGTGGTGCCGGTGGTGCATCAGATCGACGGTATGGGGAACACCCACCCGCACGGCACGATTTTCAATGTGCCCTATCATCGCCCGCAGAACGGCACCAACGGCATCATCATGGACCCCAAGGCGGGCGATGTCGGGGTGATCGTCTGCGCCTCGCGCGACATCTCATCGGTCAAGGCGAACAAGGGCGACGCGTCGGCGCCGGGTTCGTTCCGCCGCCACGACCTCGCGGATGCGCTCTATGTCGGCACGGTGATCGCCAAGGACGCGCCGGAACAGTATGTGCAATTCACCGATGACGGTCTGACGCTGCTCACGCCGAAAGTGCTGACCATCAAATGCGATACGATGGTGATCAACGCCGATACCTCGATCACGCTGACCTCGCCCCAGGTCACCATCAAATCACCCAATTTCTCCAGCGGGGCCTGAGATGCCAGCGGTCGCGCGTGTCGGTGATCCCTCCTCCCACGGCGGCATGATCACCAGCGGCTCAAGCACTCGCACGGTGGATGGCATCGCTTGTGCCCGCGTCGGTGATCTGCACACCTGTCCGATCAAGGATCACGGTGTCACGCCGATCGGATCAGGCTCGCCTTCGACCAGCGTGGACGGACGCCCGGTCGCGCGCGTCGGCTCCGTGGTCGGCTGCGGTGCGGTGATCAGCGCCGGTTCGCCAACGTATTCGACGGACTGAAGATGGCCAACATCATCACGCCGACCGTCGAGGCACCGGCACCGCTCGATCCGGCACGCAAAGACCCCGAACTGACCGACGCCGCGCGCGACGGTGGCCCGGTTCCCTACATTCAGCGCAAGATCGACGTGACGTTCGCACTCGGCACCGGGCAATTTGGTGAGGATGGCTCAAACACCGTCACACTGCGCGGTCACCGCTGCTACGTCACGGTTTCCAAGGCTGCCACAGGGGCGCCCGAGACGGCGTCGGTGCGTATCTGGGGCATGAGTTTTTCCCTGATGCTGCAACTGTCGGCCTATGGTGTGACGCATTACGCGCAACGCAAGAATCAGGTGCTGATCGAAGCCGGTGACGATGTCTCCGGTATGACGATGGTATTCGGCGGCGTCATGCAGAATGCGTATTTCGATGGTAATTCACAACCCGATGTCGCGTTCCAGGTGCAGGCCAACAGCACCGACTATGTCGCCCTGAAACCAGCGCCGCCGATCAGTATCGCCGGATCGGTTGACGTGGCGACGGTGATGAAGGGGCTTGCCGATCAGATGGGCTTGACCTTTGAGAATCACGGCGTCGATGCCAAGCTGCGCGATGTCTACTATCCCGGCACCGCCTATCAGCAGGCGCGGCGGATCGCTGAACATTCCGGGATCGGCTGGAGCGGCATCGAGAGTGGCACGATGGCGATCTGGCCGCGTGGCCAGGGACGCGACACCGGCACCATCGCGTTGTTCTCGCCCGAGTCTGGCATGAAGGATTATCCGACGTTCAACGAACAGGGCGTCATCGTCACATCGCTGTTTCGTCCGGTCAAAATGATGCAACAGGTCGCTATCAAGAGCAGCATTTTTGCTGACCCGAAAGACAAGGCACAGACACCGAGGACGTATAATTATTTCGTGTTCACCTACACGTATACGCTGGAAAGCGAGGCGCCGAACGGCCCTTGGTTTGTCACCTTCCAGGCATCGAATGCGCCGCTGTATGGCTGAATGACCGACGCGGTCTGAGGTAGGGGGCCGCATGCCGACCATCATCGAAGAACTGACGATGACGCTGGGGTTTGACCCCAAGGGATTTGAGGAAGGGGCAAAGCGCGCCGATACCGCCGCCAGCGATTTGTTGCAAAAGATACTGGCGTCACTGCAACAGATCGAGCAGCGCACCGCGCAGACCGCCGCCAACACCACCCGCATCCAGAAGACCGCTGCGGAGCAAGCCCAGGAAGCGGCAGACAAGACGGCGTCAGCCCAGGAAAGCGCGGCGAACAAAGCCGCCAAGGCACAAGAGGACGCAGCGAAGAAAGCCGCCAAGGACCAGGAGGACGCCTCCAAGCGCGCCGGGCAGGCACAGAAGCAGGCTGCCGATCAGGCATCGGAAGCCTACCACAAGACGGCGAACGCGATCCGCCGCGTCGGCACCGAGATGCTGGCGATGCTGGGCATCTCGTTGACGCTCAACGCGGTCGAGCGGCTGTTCTCGGGGATCAACAAAGCCAACGTCGAAGCCGGTTATCTCGCGCGCAACATCGGCATGAACGTCGAGCAGTTGACGATGTGGGAGAACATCGCCGGGCGGCTCGGCGGCACATCGCAGGGCGTCGCCAGTGCGTTCGCCTACGTCTCACAGCAGCAAGCCAAGATCAAATACGAGGGCACCTCCGAGTTGGTGCCAGCGGTGCGCGATCTGTTCGGTGAAGACGTGCGCGGGCCGGATCATAAATTGCTGCAAGGCGATGAACTGGTCGAGGCGCTACGGCGCGGTGCCAAGCGCAAGGGCATGTCTGCCACCGACATCGAGTATGCCACCCAGCGGGCTGGTGTCGGCGGGCTGGCGCCGTTGGTGCAGGCGAGTGACGAGGACTACGAACGCGCCAAGCGGCTGCGCCGCGAGTCGGGCAACTTCACCACCGCTGCCGACGCCAAGGCAGCCAAGGAACTCTCCAACGACCTCGATGAACTGACCCAGAAGGCGATGGGCCTCGCGCGCGAGTTCTGGCGCGGCCTGGGACCGGCGATCAACGATGTCGTCAAAAGCATCAGCCAGTGGATCGACAAGAACAAGGACTGGCTGACTGAGAAGGCGATCGAGTGGGGCCGCAAGCTCGGCACGGCGATCATGAGTCTTTCCCAGGACTTCCGCACGCTGATGGAAGGCGGGCACGTCGGCGGGTTCATCGGCAAGGTCATCGAGTTAGGCAAAGCCGCCGACGCAACCGCCCAGTTCTTCGGCGGCTGGGGCGCATCGTTCAAGTTGCTCCTTGAGCTATGGACGGTCGGCAAGATCGTCCAGATGATCGCCAACATGACCACGGTGCTGAGCTTGGCCAAGAACCTTGCCCTGGTGCCGTTGACCGGTCTGTTGGCGCGTGCGCTCGGATTGGCTGGTGCTGAAGCGGCGGCTGGGGCGGCTGTGGCTGGCGCAGCGGGCGGCGCCGCGACCATCAGTGTCACGCCGATCATCCTAGCGGCGGCAGCGACAGCGGCGGCAGCGTATGCGGCGTTCAAGAGCGGCTCGGAAATTGCCAACGCTGGCGAACTTGGTTTCCAAGTTTCACAAATGGACCCGCTTACCGGAACAGCGGCCACCGAATACACCAAGGATGGCAAGACCTATTCGGTGTTTGAAGTTCAGAAGGAAATCGCAGCCCATCTTGCGCAACTGGAGGCAGCGGCGGAGGCGACCAAGGCAGCCAAGGAACAAGCAGAAGCCGCTGCGAAACTCCAGGCGGCTGCTGACGCGCAGACAAAAGCGGCAACCAGCGGCACCGGCACGGGCGCTGGGGTGGGTGCTGGCGGCGGCGGAGGCGGCGGCTACGGTGGGGGCGGCAGCAGTAGCGTAGGCTCTGGCGGCATCGCTGGCGGCGGTGCGGCGACCAGTAGCGGTGCAGGCGGCGGCGCTTCCACACCACGTCGCCCGGCGGATGCCGACGCAGGCACGACCTCCACCGATCTCAGCGGCGGCGTCGGCGCCACGCAGGAACAGACCAACGCCTTCCGGGGCGTGCTGGGGCTACGCGAGTCCGGTGGACGCTACGGCATCATGGGCGGATCAAGCGGTCGGTTCGCTGGCAAGTATCAGATGGGGCGCGGCGAGATCAACGAGACCGCCAAGCGGCTGGGCGAAGAACCGCCATCCACCGAAGCGTTCCTGCACAGCCCAGAGATGCAGGAGCGGTATTTCGCCAACTACACGCTCGATCACCACAAGCGGCTCATGAAAGACCCGATCTACGCCAAGATGTCGCCCGAGGACCAGCTTGCCCAGTTGGCCACCGCACATCTCAAGGGCGTCGGCGGCGCCCTGGCGCAGCTACACGGCGGCAGCGCGGGCGTCGATGCGTTCAAGACCAGCGGCGCGTCCTACCGCGACATGATCGCGAAAGAGATGACACGGCTGCGGCATAGCGCGCCGACCACCCAGGTGGCGTCTGCCGGAACCCCGGCACCAACCCCCCAGGCGCCACAGCCGATACCGCCGAGACCGACGCCTACCATGACGCCCGATGGTGACCGGTGGGATTACGCGCCATCAGCCCTGCCAGCCGCCCTCAAGGCGCCCCTGGTGGCGTCGCCAGCGGCGGTGGCCACACTCACCCCGCCCGGCG